CTCTTAACAAGGGGGCCACCTTTGCCAGAGTGCAGACTGCCAGCCTTGAACTCGTGCATTACCTTGCCGATTTTCTTTTGTTTGGCAGTCAGCTTTTTCATTTCTTTTTGCCTTTGCCAACAGCGATGACAACCATGAGCTTAGGCTTGTTGGGTGTAACGCCTTTGACGCGACCGACATTTGGGAGACCGCCCTTTTTCAAGGCTGCCCCCATGCCGCGAGTAGCTACACCGCCGCCACGCATCTTGTGCTCTTTGGCTTCTTTACTCTTGCTCTCGCCAGCTTCGTGTTTCTTCATCGCAGCTTTGGAAGCATAAACTTCCTTGCTGCCTTTTTCCTTAACAGCACCGCCCTTTTTCATGGCAGGGGGAGCAGCACCGGGGGACATGGGGGAGGCCATCATTGGAGCATCGGACATAGCGGGTGGCATGGGAGCACCCGCGCCACGGCGGTCAGCCATTGCCATGTTCATGGCGCGTTGACGAATACGCTTGGGCATAGAGTCGTTCTTACCGGGGTTTTTCATAAGAGCCATTGTAGTTCTCCTAGCGTTTTGCAAGATGGTCTGCGATGAGACGATCTATTTTTTCTTCGATACGATCAAACCTTTTGTGCATCAAGGCTAGGTCGCTTTGCAACTCTGCTTTTGTAACGTACTTCTCTCTGGTTTCAGATACGGTTTTCCAGAGTTGGTTTTGCTGGCTGTTAAGATACACAAGTACCCACCCCATCGGAAGGATGAGGAGGGTGTGAAGCATGTTCCACACGAGATCAATGGATATGTTCATCACACCCCGCCCAGCTCAGTAGATTTTACGCAAGACAAGGATGATTGTGTAAGCATCCCCGGCAGAGGCATCCAACGTAGTAAACAGGATGTTGCCTGTTTTACCCGTAGTTGCGTTGTTGGTCAGATTAACGGAATCCGTAAAGTCCATTGTCTGAGCGGCATTTTGCGGAAATGTAAGGATAGTTACGTTTGCTGTAGCTTCCCACAGCAAACGAACTTCCATCCCATGCGTAAGACCGTAGATGCGTTCAATCTGAACAGCGGAACATGCCTTGCCAAAGTAGGTGGACAGGGTTGTAACATCCACCTTCTTAACAGCGGTTTCCCCTGTGCCATCGGAGGCATTGGTAAACTTCATGATGGCTTTTTTAACGCCATCATAAAGAAGCTGTGTTGCTACAGTGTCAGCCATTACGGCCCCCTATTATTAGACCACGAAGGTCAGGTTAGGGTTCTGAGCATAACCAACAACCAATACTGCTGTACCTGTGCCAGTGTTGGTAGAGGTCAGTTTGATACGAACATCGGTCGTTCCAACATTTGCCCAGTTACCAATGCGGGTTGCATCTGCACCCGCGGTAGCTGCAATAATACCCAAAGTACCACCAGCCACTGCACCAGCAGCAGTCAGGTAGGTTGCGGAACCAGTTGTACCGACACCGAGGGTTGTCGAAACACCCGACCAGATGGCGGTGATATATAATTGAATGGAAGTGATGGTACTACCGGCTGGAATGACGATGTTAGACGTATACACGCCATCAGCCCCTGCGCCAGCCTGAGAAACAGTTTCAGATTGCATGGATATCACAGTACCAAGATTAGCAACGTCTTGGCCCAGAGTGGTACCAGTGGTGAATTTTATGTCGCCGACTTTAACGGGACCAGAGAAAGTGGTAATGCCCATCGTATAAACTCCTGCACGATGTAAGCCATGTTGTCTGTGCAGCGTCCGCCGGGACGGTCAACATAGCCGGAACCCCCGGACTGCACAGAGACTATACGAAAAAAGGGGCTGACACAAGGCCAACCCCCTTAATTTTGTTGCCGCACTTAGTGCTTACGCACCCTGCGAACCGTAGATCGCACGAGGATCAGACCAACCGAAGCTGTAACGCTCGCGGGCCTTATAACGAGCGTTGCCCGTTTCAAAGTCGCCTTCCATTGCAGTCTTGATTGGCGAACGAACGAAGTGCTTCAAGCCATTTGGTGCGTCAGTCTTGATGAAGAACGCATCAGGGTCGGTCAAGAAGTGGTTCACGGTAAAGCCCTGCGGCAAATAGCCGCCTGACTTGATCGCGTTCAGGTCGTTGTCAGCGGTCGAAACGCGCTGATCGGACTTGAGGATACGCTCGGCGGTGAACTGGAGAGCTGGGTTGATAATCAGCTTCATGCCACGAAGAGCGATTTTCAAGCCGCGTTCGTCGATGAAAGCTGCAATATCAATCAGAGCCTGTTCGAGCGAGGTTTCGTTCAAGTCAGCCTGAGTGGTTGGGGTGTTCGCAAACGTACCGCCACCGAAGGTAGGATGTGCGCTGTTGACCATCGACACGCCATCGCCGCCCAGATAGGACGAGGAGAAAGCGTTGTTGAGGACCGAAGCAGCCTTCACCTGTTTGGTGTTGGACATCGAACGCGCCATTGCACGGGTATAGCGGGCCGAGAGTTTGTCGTAGAGGTTATCTTCGACAGCTTCTTCGGTGATCGCAAACGCGATGGCAATGGTGTCATGGGTGTAGCGAGCGGTGTACGATTCACCAGCGGTGTCGTACGTGATCGCAGCACCTTCGCCCTTTACTGGGGCCTGACCGAAACCAGCCAGCATGACTTCTTCTTCGAAGGCACGGTCAGAATTTTCCGTGTCGAAAATCTCGGCATGCTCGTTGTCGTAACGATCATATTCCATCCCAAAGAGTGCATTGAGGCCCGGCTCAAGCTCTTTGAGGAGTTGTGAACGAGTAATAGCCATTGTTCAATGCTCCCTTAAACGCCCGCGCCAGTGCCATTGGCATTGTAGCGATAGAAGTGGTTGTTGAGCAGCACAATCGCCAGACGACCAGCAACCGAAGAATCACTGTTCGAAGGAGTATCTTCAAAGCCAACGATGCGGAGGTTGAGAGTGTTGGTAGTTGCTACCGTTGAAACCGCCAGTTTCGCATACGAACCAGTGATCGCGCTGCCAGTGATGGCAGTTGCGAAGTTGGCGTTTGCGTGGATGATCGAATCAGCCGCAGCAGCGTCTGTGTTGATCAAGAACAGCTGGTCAGGGTTAGAGACCACAGTTGCCGTAGCAATCGAGTTTGCATAGACAGCCGAAGTGCCGGGCCAATATGGCGACCAGCGGGGCTTGCCTGTCAAATCAATGTAGTTACAACCGAGGAAGACACCCAGAATAGGTACTGTACCGCCGGTGGCAGTAGCAGGGAGATCGATCATACCGTTAGTCAGCGGAATGACAGGTGCGCCGCAGTAGATGGAGCTGGACGTACCCGCAGTAGCTGCGGTCTGAATCAGATATGTGCTGTCGCCGTTGGTGTTAGCACCGCTTCCAAGCATACGATACGGGCGAAGCCCGAAAGTGGCATTGATATTTGCCATTGCTTAGATCCTTTTGAAATTATCCGGCGGAACGATTTCCACCGAAGGTTACACGAGTTTGACGATCTGGCTTACTGATCGGCATTGAAGAGTGCTGGTCTCGCATTAGGTCGTTATCAACCGCATCCATCTGCTGTTGGGCTTGGTTGCGGTAGTACGCTTCCCGTTGTCTGACAAGATCATCTGGGATACGCGCTAGGACTAATCCACCTACCGCAATAACTCCGGCATGCTTGCCATCATTAATGGTGGGAAGATCAAAGTCCGGAAACTCATCAGCGCGAACAAGTTCAAAGCCTTCGCGTAAGCGGGAATGGAGATTCTTTTTATCGTCAAAGCCGCTGGTCTCCATACGAACCCAGCGATGCTTGTAACCCTCCGGTGCGGGGGGTGCGTCCAGTGAGGACGGGGGTCTCCAAACTTGGGGGCGAGCCTGTTTGGCTCGGGCATTCTCGGAGCGAGGGGTGCGGTCAACTGACATAATCATTGTCCTAACATCTGCTTACGAGCATGCTTCGCATACTCTTCTAAACTAACATTGAGTGCTTTGGCAATCCTTACCTGACTTGGGGTCAGAGAAATCTTGCGCTGGCTGGGTTTTGCGGTGGATCGGGCCGAAGCCACGGGAGACTGGGGCCGTTCTGCGGGCTCCTGCCTTTTATATTTGTGCGGAAAATCTTGCCGCATACGGTGGTCAAGTTCTTCGTAATACTCATCGCTGGTTGGGTCGTAGCCTTCACGAGTCACTAAATCCTCGTGGATGGCGTAAGCAGTAGCGGTCATGGCACGATCTGCACCAAACCACTCGTTCTTTTCTGCCCAGTTTTGGGCCTTTGGATCCGGCTGAGGCTGACGAGGGGATTCCTGAGGGGCACGAGCTTCCCGCTCATAGCGTTGACGTTCCGCTACCCCCTCCTGCTCCCGACGCAACCGGGTAACACGGAGACGCTCATTCTCTACGGCTATGTTAGCCAGTAAAGACTGAGCCTCGATCTGAGCATCGGCATCGCCAGAATCAATAGCGTGTCTCAATTTGTCCTTGGCAAGGATTTCTTGAGACTTAATCCGGGTATCAAACTCTTGAACCAATGTCTGGTCCAAAACGTTTGCTCTTTCCCGATAAGAGTCAAGCTCGCCCTTCAAACCACGGGCAAAATCAAGAGCGGCCTGTTCGCGACGCTCGGCCTCCCGGATCTTAAAGGTCAGTTTATCAATGCGCTTTTTGACCTTCTCGGAATGTTCCTCAAGGTCTTGATCATCACGGGCGGGTTTTCGCTCTGGCTCCGGTTCCGGCTTTGCCGCAACTTCAACCTCGACTTCTCCCTTTTCGTCACCATCATCTTCTAAGGTGATCTCAATGGAGCCGTCTTCCACTTTATCTTCTTCGCTCATAGCAATCTCCGTTGCTGCACTGATCAGACGTTCAACACGTCCGCCGGATCAGAGATGGTTGCGATGATCTCGTCATCGTTAAGGATGCGGACTTCTCCGCCTTCGATACGGAACCGTGCCCCGGCATACCGCCCAAGCATAATCCAGTCCCCCTGCTTGCACCACGGCCCATCAGGAAACTTGTCTTTATCCTTGTAGGCTGTTGGTCCAACGGCAAGAACATAGGCAACCACGGTTGCCAATGATTGACGCTCTACGTATTCCTCAGCAAGATGTACTCCGCCCTTGGTTTTTCCTGCGCCGCGATAGGGCAACACAAGAAGTCGCCAACCCGTAGGCTGGGGCAATCGTGCTAGGGCTGACTGAGGGATCTTGGTTGGGTCGAGAACGACCTCTTCCG